ATTTTATTGAATACGCTTTGAGATATTTCCTCGTATCCTTTGAAAAAATGATGGTTTTTACCTTGTCTGGCTTTCATAATGCAACCACAGGAGATTTGTTGATTCAGAGTCAATCTTGAACTAGGTAGTATTTTTTCATTTCCACAATCACATAGGCATAATAATCCTCCTTTTACTCTTTTTTTAACAACTAATTTACCGTGCCTAAAACCTTCAACTAAATCATTTTTTTTAGCAAAAACTTTTTTGTTGGGCTTTCCTTTTCTTGTTCCTCCTTCTCTTTTAGGTATCTGAAACTTATTTAATCTTCTACCTATTGTAGTTTTGTTGATTCCTGTGAATTCTGCGATTTCTCTAATTGATTTACCACAATTTAAATATTGTTCTTCTAAAAAATTTTTAGTTAAAATACCCATAATTCTACCTCTTTTTTGAAATAATTCAAGCTACGTCTTGACAATGCCGATTCATAGAGTATACTGATTGATGTAGTTCAAACCGATTCCCACTAATAACAGGATACACCAAAAAATCATGAAAGGTCAAAAAACTTGTGAAAAATGTGGAGCTACCACAGGCCCGCGAGCTTATATGTGTCCTAAGTGCAATGCTCCGTTCGTTTTTAAGGCAAAGAGCAAAGAAGCAAAGAACACAAAGATTATTCGTGACTTTAATTGGAAGGAACTGATTAAGGGAGATAGAATTAGAGTTGGTGGAGGCCCGTACTTTGTGAGGGGTGCTGAGTTCATCCCGATGGGTTATAGGGGTCGTTTTGTTGTGGAAGGGATTGACCAGCATGGAATTAAAGCATGGGGTCTGGACAAGCACCAAGGCTTCTGTCATATTTATATGGGGCCAGACATTCAGAACAAAGAAACCCATGTTTGGAAGATTAAGCATAAACTTATGAAACTCAAACAAAAGGTGGAGGCGTAATGTCTCTTACTCAAGAGCAAAGAGATCAGATCAATAGACTTGTTGACCATCGTGATGAAATGGTTAACAGTCTGTTCCATATTGAACGTATTCTCAAAACCTATTTTCCAGAAGAATTTGAACGAGCTATTCAATTCTATCTGCCTCAAATTACCACTGCTCTTTATGAGGATAAAAAGTGGCTAAGTAGAGGGGAGTATAGTTTGCAGAACACTATTGACAATCTGTTGGAGCGGTGTAAAATTAACGAGAGTGGCAAGGGTACTACAAAATATCTTTAATTGGAAGAAACGATGGAAAGCTATAGTATTATTGACTTGGAAGGTTATGCCAAAGCTATGAGAGAGGGTGCTGCATCCTCTTTTGAAAAAGACTATACAGAAAATTTGGATGAATTTATCTCTATTGGTCAGGTAATTAACTTGATCAAGAAAAATAACCTTGGACTTGACGAAGAAGGTAATTATCTTATCAACGAACAGATTTTTGATGATGTATTCAATGATATTAGAGATTGGCTTTATGGAGTTGGTCTAGCTAAACTGGCTTCAAAAGGATTCGTAGAATGTGCTTGGGATAATGAGTCTAACGACATGGTTTTTTGGTTGGCAAATAAAGACAAGACAAGTATTTCTGCAAAACCCTCAAAGGATAATGATGAGTAATTATTTGAATATTAGGAACGTCAATCTTTTTACTAAAAGCATTAGAAAAAACGTAGTAATGGTTTTTCCCAGATCATACCATCATCAGGTAGACAACTTGATTTCATTAGCTCAAGCAGAAAATTTGGTTAGAAAATATATTGAACCAGGATATAATGATGAGTTTGTAACTATGATCATCTTTGTGCCGAGATTAAAAAATGGATTTACAACTCAAGCCTGAGCCAAGTAGCCTCGTCTGGAAAAATAGAGTGTGCATGGGACGATGACTCTAATGAGATGATTTTTTGGCATCCAGAATCAAATGAAACATTCAATACTATTAAATAATATGTCACAAGAAGAAATACAACATCTTAAAGATCAAATAAGTGACTTAAAAGAATATCTATATTCTGACTTGTGTAAAGCTTGTGGAGATGCAGCATTAGCTCTAGATAAAATTAATGAAAGATTAACCAAACTAGAGTCTCAACAAAATTCCTAAAGGTCTTGACAAGGATTGGTCGATAGGATACAATGACATTACGCTCCCGTGCCGGTGGTTCCCGGCAGTTACTCTTATAAGGTAATCCGAAAGGGGACTTGGTTCGATTCCAAGCGGGAGTATTTCATATAATAAAGGGAATTAGTCACGAGACTGCAACCACTAACAGCAATTTTTGCAGGATTATTCCTAACATCATTAGGATTTAATTTCCTGCTTTACTCAGATATTCAAAGACTTAAAAGGCTGGACAACAAACCAGCAAGGATTATTATAGAAAGACAACCGGAAATCCACATCAAACCGAAAGTTTGGGGGTATACTAAAGAACGGGCTAGTAAAGGTATCGACAGGTAAAATAGGTATAGATTGCATCGACTGGTTAATCGACCGGCCAGTTTAAAAGTCGATTAAAATTGTTAATTGGCGAAGTAACTCTCGCTCTCGCTGCCTAATTAATTAGGTAATGAGTGGGGTGGCATGAACCTTATTGCCCAATCATGCTGACTCCGATATTCGGATATGGTAGTCCTACCAGACATAAATAGGACTGATGATTGTACTCAATCTGACGCAGATAATTCTGATAGCTTTGTTGGTAGTGTGATAACAACCAACTAACGATGTAGAAGTTTATATTGATGTTTATTCTGGACGCGAGTTCGACTCTCGCCTAGTCCACTTATATTATGATAAATTCTAATGATGTAATCTCACACACTGTAGATTCAGAATTTACTCAATTGATAATATCTAATGCTAAAAAAGCAGAAATTGGAGGAAAGTCTCAAATTAGAAACTCTAATAAGAGAGCATCCAATTTAGCAGAAGATCAGTTGGTTGGACAAATATCAACATACTGTGCTTCAATCATATTGACTGGCTCACCAGATGGATATATTCAAGCAAGAGATAAAGCAAATGCTAATCCTTTGGTTGGAGATAATGGAGTAGATATAGTTGGACTACCTAATGTAGATATAAAAGGTAGTCTAATGAGATATTCTACTAATCCTCTCAACTATAGATTGTTAGTTCGGCCAAAAGAAAGACACGAAAAATGGATTTATGTATTAGCATTAGTTCCAAAAGAAAGACCATATAAAACATATCTTGTTGGCTGGGCTAACGATAATGATTTACCATCAAAACCCTATGATGGGGATATAATATCTTTACATGGTGCGTATGTTATTGAGGCTAAAAAATTACGAAAAATTGAAGAATTAATTTCTCTTCAGGTATAATAATGTCTAGAAAAATCTGTTCATACTGTGGTAAGCGTAAAAATAAAGCAAGCTTTCCTAAACACAGTATGTACAAAGATAATCTTGATAGCAGATGTAGAAAATGTGTTAAGAAACATTCTAAGATCAGAGTTAAACTACATAAAAAAGCCCCGCCAAAACCAGAAGTTTGTGAATGTTGTGGTAAGATTCCTTTCCAATGGGCATTAGACCATGACCATAGTGATGATACTTTTAGAGGATGGCTTTGTACTAGATGTAATACTGGTTTAGGTAAATTAGGAGATGATTTAAGCTCTGTAATTAAAGCCGTTAACTATTTGATTATGTCTAGAAATCGTAAAGATATTTTCTAGTATCATTCGTAGTCTTTTCTCTATGTTCTTTTTTCCACAAAGGTTGAATATTAGTATAATGAAAACAGATTTTCTGTTGCTCTAAATCTATTAAATTAAAACTACAACAAGGTTTAATATGATCCAGTTCCCATTTACCATAATTATTCCAAGTCATTCCCTTTTTAAATTTTTTCTTAATATGTTCTTTAAATTCCTCTATACTGCATCCTAATAATTCCATTGTTTTTTTACTTTATTTATACCTTTAACTGTCTTTCTTAACCTAACTCTTAAATTTCCCGTTATTCTAAAAATAGGATCATTTTTTCTCTTCAATGCCTTGTATTTTCTTTGATGCTCACGAAAATATTCTCTATTATTGGTTCTCCATTCTTTTTGAGTTAAATATTTTTTCTGTTTATTTTTTGTTGCCCACTCTTTGCATTTTTTCTCATATTGTATTTTATTTTTAGACAACCAGTTTTTCCTATATGATTTATGACAGTCTTTACACATACCTTGAAAACCATCTGAACTACTTTTAGACCTATGGTATAAAGAAGTGTCTAGATTTTTATCACAATACCAGCAATACTTTTTAGCCATATTAATTCCTTATAAAAAGATGTCTTATACTTGTAATATAATAAAATTATTTTTTTCAAGGCAAAGGTAAAAACAATATGAAAAACAAGATTAAAGAACATCTAATAGAAAACAATATGACATATTGCCAGCATTTTAAATTTGCAACTCTTCATGGATTGTTGTGTTTAATAGCGGGCTGTTGCCTCATAGTTCATGCTATATTTCCATGCTGGTTTCAGACCGCTGGTAGTGATCTGGTTCAATCTATGGCTATTGTGTTCAAGAAACGCAGACGATTAGACGATACTTGACAAGCAGTTTGTGATATGCTATGATAGTGGAAACACAGGAGACTTTTGGAATGAAAAACGAGCATCATTTTGATTATGTTTGGGGTATGGTTCGTGATCTGAGGGCCACAAGTAGCACTATTGATAAGCAGGGTATTATTGAGGATTATTGCAATCATAAGAGTGATGCTGCAACTTTTGCCAAGAATATTCTACTGTATACCTATCATCCTCTTTGGCAGTATAATGTGACCAGTGATAATCTGAAGAAGAAGTCAAAACTCAGAGGTAAAGATTTTGGACAAATCTATTTTCTTCTCAATGCTCTAAAAGACCGTCAAGTTACTGGTCACGATGCTATTGGTGCAGTGAATACGTTTATTGATAAGTTTCCAGAATATGAGGAACTGATTCATTGCATTATTGATAAAGACCTTAAGACTAGGGCGGGCGACAAGATAATTAATAAGGCTATTTCAGATCATATTCCAGAGTTTAGTGTTGCTCTTGCAGATAAATATGATCCCAATATTGTAAACTGGAAGGATGGCTGGTATGTTTCAAGAAAAATTGATGGTGCTAGATGTATCGCTATTATTGATAATAATGGCGAAACTACTTTTTACTCCCGCACAGGAAAAGAATTCGATACTCTTGGTGTTGTTGCTGGTGGCATTAAGGCTCTTGGTATTACCAATATAGTATTAGATGGTGAATTGTGTTTGGTTGACGATAACGGCAATGAAGATTTTCAAGGTATTATGAAACAACTTAAAAAGAAAGGTCATACAATCCCCAACCCCTCGTATAAGATTTTTGACCTAATAACTCACGATGAGTTTTACAGCAAAAAAGGAGAGTCCAATAGACCATATTCTATTCGTTTGGCAAATCTGACAGAGATTATGCTCAAGAATGAATGTCCTTGTCTTACTCTGCTTGAACAAGAACTAATTCATAATGATGAACATTTTCAGGAGTGGGTTAAAGAAGCCGCAGATTATGGTTGGGAAGGTGTTATGCTACGAGCAGACGATCCATATAAAGGAAAGAGATCCAAAGACCTACTGAAAGTTAAAAAGTTTTTTGATGATGAATATGCAGTCGTTGATGTTGAATTTGGCCCGTTTCGTTATGTTAAGGATGGTCAAGAGACAGAAGAAACTATGCTTAGTTGTGTGACTATTAAACATAAAAATTATGATGTTAGAGTAGGTAGTGGTTTTACTATAGATCAACGTAAAGAGTTCTATAGCCACCCCAAACAGATTCTTGGTAAAATTATTACTGTTCAATATTTTAGCGAAAGCGAAAATCAAGACGGTGGCATCAGTTTGCGTTTTCCTACATTTAAGATCCTCCACGGGCATACTAGAACCATTTAAT